GAATATGGTATTGAAAATATTTTAGACAAATAATAAAACTCGTCTATTTGATTTTTTCTATAATCAGAAGAAAGGACGAAAAAAGTCTACCCCGAAGCCTATGTTAACCAATAGCTTTTCTCCTGACGGGGCAATAATCACTCGATTCATATCTAATCGAGGAACGTTTTCATTCATGAATTTTTTTATGTACTTAGAATCCGCAAAAGGCATTGTTTCAGCAAATTTTTGAATTTCTACTTTGTCTTGAGTACCATCTACTTCAATTATTTCTCTCTGTAGTCTCCAAGTTCTAATTGGTGCAACTCTTCCTTGAGGATAAGTTTCAGATAAATTGTTGATTTCGGTGACTTCACCAAAATTAAGTGGTTTTAACTTGACGGTTTTTTCGGACACCGGAAGTTTTGTGGTAAAGGTACCGTCTTCATTTGGTTCATTACCACTAATGATATTGAGTTCATCAAGTCTTTCATTAGCCGTGAATTTTCTATTTGTTTTTGGGTCAGTCAAATTCAATTCAATATTTGGTCCAAACGCTGTGTTCCTCAAAAAAATAAGAATTGACTCAATGTCACCCTCCAATAAATCCTCTGGTTTTACACCGGGTTCGTATATCTTCGAACGAAGAAGATTGGTTGTCATGTCTTTACCACCCGCAATCAAAATGTTTTCATCACTAGCAGTCAAATAACCAACCTTTAAAGATGATTTTTTATTTTTATAAAACATTCCCTTGGATGGAAGGGGTACCACATCGTGTGGTAATGTAAATTGTTGTTGTCCGTAATTAATAGTTTCTTGGTCCATATAAAAGAATAACCGTAGAGTTTATCTCTACGGTTAAATATAAAAGGTAATAAAAGTAAATAAAGACAATCTTAGTAAATCAATACACAACGGTCCATTCTCAAAGTTGCACCAATTGTCGCCAATCCATCTTGAGAGTAGTTTAAAGTGTTGAAGTTAACATCTGTGAGGAATGTACCATAGAGAATCCATTTTTCCACAACCACTCCTGTCGGGTCTAACATCTCTAAGTCAATATCTTTTTTGTATCCCGCTGCGTATCCCATACGACCAGTTACTGATTCCGCGTGGAGACGAACCCACTCCATAAGAGCCTGTGCCGCAGAAGGACCGATTGGGTCTCGGAAGGTTACAGGAATAGTTTGCCAGTTAAATCTACCAGCAACATAGGTTGAGGTGTTCAAAAACTGAATTTCTGTTGGGTTGATGATGATGTGGGGTCTTGCAGTAGATTCTACAAACCACTCGTTAATACCCAAAGATGATGGAAACCTTAATATGAACCTGTTTTGTCTTTTTGGTTCGTAAGGAATCGGCATTTTCATTAATAAATCCGCCATGGTAATATCTTAATTTTTTCTTTTATCTTTTATTATAAATATACCCATGAGTATAATTTTTCTATTGACTTTATTTTTTAAAAATTTACTCTCTTATAGAGCTCCAGTACTAGTATTCTTTTTTTATTCCTCCTTTAGTTGAATAAGTTTTAACTGGTTCTTTAATAGATTTAAAGTAATCCTTAATTTTTTCTACATTCTTTTCGTCATCATCTGAAAATCCAATAGTTGGCTTGCCTGGTACAAACTTATTAGCAATTCCTTTCTTTAAAAATGCTGTTTTATGTAACACAGCGGCCATTGATTTTACATAGTTCACAAAATCCGCCATTGCTTTTACCTTTTCTTCTTCAGGAGACGCGGCACCCTTATCACTTCCGAAACTAACAGGGTTATAACGATTCAGTTCCAAGTAGGACCTAATCATTTCTTCATCGGTCATTTCTTCTTCGTCAACAAAATCTCGATATTTTTTTAGATTTTTAATTAATTCTTTTTTTGAAATACCACCAAAATTCATATCGATATAGTTGAAAATAGCCTCTTTAATAGTATTTGGGTTATGACCTCGAGCGGTAATAATTGCAAAAATCGAACCATTATTGATAGATTCTTTAAAATCGTTCCATGCCGGTCCAATTCTAGCCTTTAAACTATCTTTTAAAAATTGTTTGTCACCGTGGACCCCAAAAAAACGGAAAGGGTCTTCCGAGTAATCTACAATAGTATCACCTAAGTAATTAAAAGATGTTTCACCAATTTTCTCTCTATGAGTAGCAAAATCCTCAGTTGACATTTCCACTTCTTCACCCTTATCATTTAACAAAATGATTTTGGTTGGCATGTGGACAATGTTATCGTCCCAATCAAAAGCATAGTATTTGAGGTCTGGTGTTCCAATCTTGAAGGGGTCTTTTATTTTAGTATTCATTTTCAATTAGGCAAAAAAAGGGTGGGAATTTGTTTTCCCACCCCAAATATATTAAATATTTTCGAAAGATGCTCCTGTTGGAGTAATTAAAAACTCAATATCGATAAATTCAAGTGCTTTAGTTGGTTTCAAATATATTTTACCTGTCAAAGTATTTCTATCCAAATCTTCAGGAGTTGATGCTACTGTGACTCTAAAGTCATACAAACCACGGTCTCGTCTAATTGCGTCCAAGATTGGGTTTACAGAATCCAAGAATTGTTGTCTCACAATTTCATCGTTTTGTTCGAACAATAGTCTTACAGCAACTGCTGAAATCAACTTACGAGCCTGTAACAACAATCTTCTAACATTCAATCTGTTAAGAGCTGAATCTCTAATTTGTAAGGTTTTGTTACCCCAAATTACAGTACCAACATCAGAGAAGGTTGCAATAGGATTAATTCTACCTTGGTAAAGAGTATCTCTGTCTTCCTGAGTAAGTTTTAATCTTGCTTTAACGGAGTTCACAAGACCTCTTGTGTAACCCGCAGATGCAAACCAAGGGAAGGAAATGTTATCAGTTAACGCTAAGTTTCTACAAACCTGACCCGTTGCTGGTAGATATATCTGTGTATTGTTAACAGTATCTCTTTCCAAAATCCAAGGGTAATAGGTTGCGGTGTAAGATGAATCAATACCTGTTTGGTCTAAATTATCTACCGCTTCTTGTGGGTAAATAATCTCAAATTGAGAAGTAGCGTCTGAAGTAAACATGTTGTAGTCAGGAGTGGTTACGATGTAAACCGCGTCAGCCCTTTCATTTTCAACCATACCAATTGCCAATTCAGCAAGATTTGAGTTATTAACATAATCAATACCGGGAGTTGCAAATACATTGATATTTGTGGATTCAGGATTGTTAAATGTTAATTGACCAAGTAAGTAAGCGTAATAATCCGTGTTTGCAAAATCTTGAGTGTTATCACCAATAACAATTCGTTTGAAAGTACCATCACCCGATGCTGTTGGGTATCTTTGTGTGGGTGTCGCCCCTTGTAAGTATCCCTGAGCTCCAAGAGCAAATCTGTCTTGGTTTGTTCTAAATTCTCTGTAGATGTCCCATCCATCAAATCCTCCTTGAAAAACTGTGGTGAATTTTCTTGAGTACAAGAAGTAATATGGATTATCTTGAGAAACTGGTTCACCATCAAAACTTGCAACACCACAATCAAATGCTGGTGTACCACTTGTTATTTGAGAATTCGCAATAGTAATAACCGTTGCTCCCGAGTCCATGTGAAATCCTTTAGTTTGATAGTTCCAAGATTCTGAAGTTGTTGCTAAGTCCCAACCAACTACAGGGTTTTTCTTCCCTTTATATTGTAGTAAATCACTATCAATTCCGAACTGAGTCGAGATACCTAAGTAGGTTCTTCTAACAATATCTCCTGAAGAACTTACAATATTACTACCCCCAGCAGTTGTTCCAAAAGGTGGGTCAAAAATTGTTTCTCCCGGGAAGAAATATTTATTTTTGATGATAGGGAAAGGTGAAGGGTTTGTAACACTTTCATAAACTCTTTCTTCCAATCCATAGAAACCACAAGGTAATGCATCGATAGGATATTCATCCGAAAGTTCAATCATTACATACGCAGAATTCAAAGGATATTCACCGTCTACTGAACCAATTTTTTTAGCCACAAAACTGTTCGATGCTGGGTCCATTGTACAGTTTGTGAATTTTTCATAAACAACAGGATTAGCATCCGTATCAAAGAAGTCTCTTACTTGTACATCAAAGGTTGAATTGTTAAACGAAATATTCGCAATAGAAATTTTAACCTGAGTGTTAGCCTCATAACCATCAGAAATTGTAACAAATCTGAATAGTTCATAAACTTTATTACCACGAAGTTCAGATACTAAGAAAGGGGTTTTTGGTGTTTGATATTGTTCCAAATTCCATGCAATTGATGTTGTTGAACTTTTATCACGAGCCTCAGGAAGAGCAATTAAATCACACTTGACACCTCTGACATACCCTTTATTAAAACCATAATTTAACATTCCTAAGTAAGATTCTTCAACATAAATTGGTACATCTTGCCTTGGTTTTGAAAAATTGGTAACACCTAAAACTTTAGTTAAGTAATTCGCATTTGTTGAATCAAACGATGTGTCAAAAGCAAATGTGTCACCTTCAAAAGTTACTCCACTTAATTGGAAGGTTGCAAACGGACTTTGTGAGATTCCGGAATATGCGCCGGTACAAATGAGGTTCAAGTCAGTTAAACCAGTGACTTGATATTGAGGACCGTGGTCATTAGCGTTGTAAATGGAAATACCTCTCGAACGAATAGTTGCTAAAATAAGATTATTCCAATCCGTATATGCTGTACCTGAATAGGTGTAAGTTTCCCCTGTAATAGTTCCTGAGAATGAACCTGAAGCTCCTGTGACAAAGTTTGTAACATTGTAATACCAAGAGTAACCCGAATAAGAATTAGAAGTTGTTACATCAAAGGTCGCATAGTACCAAGGGTCATTATTTCCATCGGTCAATTCTGCAAAATCTAAACTGACATCATCACATCCAAAAACATTATCAAAAGTTGGGTATTGTAAGTTTAGTACATTGTAATCAGATGTGGGAATAGACCCATAAACATTTACTGTTGAACCACTCAATGATGTATTTGCAGAAACACTAATCATAAACTCAAACAGGTCATTATTGTAAGTTGATGTGGACCCATCAATCAAAGTGTAAGATGTATTCAATGCATTTGAAACCAACGAAGGAAGTCCCCCACCAAAAGTTAGTGTGTTACCAGTTGTGAAACCAGAAAAGGTTGTGGTGAATGGCACAGATACCACACCAGTGTCAATACCAACAGTCGTCCCATTGACATTTGCAACCGCTTGTAATGACCATGAAGGACCTGCGTCATAACCCGACAAACCTAAAATACGGGTTACAAATAATTGATTAGATTGTTGAAGGTACGCTTTAGCTATGTAAGCGGCTTCATATTTCGGTATTTGAG